AGCATCGGCTAATGTTTTTAATTCAAAAGACTGATACCTATCATTGGTTCTAATGGGCGTTGACCCGTCGCTTTGTAAAGTGCCTGTATCTTCCTTAATAGTATCTTGCAAACTTGATCTATGTTTAATCTTTAATGTATGTATTCCGTCGATAGCGCCTCTAACTCTTCTGGAATTTACTTTTTTATTCTCACTTACTAAGGAACCACTAGCACTTAAAATAAACTCGCCTGTCTCTAAAGTAGCTGCTAGAGTATTACCATTTAAAGTCGACAGTTTATTATTTACATTAAAAGCAGATAACTGTCTGTCACCGCCAAACAAAGCAGCATCGTCTAAACTTGTTACACCTACAAAACCCCCAATAGGCACGTCGTCAATAGAACCAGTAATATCATCAATACTCACAGCAACGGTCTTAGAAGAAACTAAAACTTGAACATCTAACTCAACATCAGAAAATTCATTTTGTCCAATATTATAAATCAATAATCTGTTGCCGAGGCTTTTAGTGGGATATGACCATAGGATTAACCGTCTGATAGGATCAACCGTAGCTGTCACCAAGTGAAACTTAGTTGTGTCTAGCCTACCAAGGAGGGTTTCATTTACTTTACCATTCCCAATGTTCTGGCTACCAGTATTATTAAAAGCTTCCACTCCGTCTTCTGACCAGTAATAAGTAATAGCGCCCCATTGAATAATAGACCCTGGAACCAGACAACCTTTGGCGCCCTCGATAACATCGAAAGTAAAGATTAAAGGCCCACCAACAAAATTCATTCTAGTAATAGCGAACTCTTGTAGGATGATTCCAAAGTCTCCCCCTGTCATGCCTTGAAGTGGGCCGCCCTCAAACAAGGGCTGTGTGCTCGCGCTGTTAATTCCTATTGCCCAACTGGTAGCATCATTTCTAGCCGACCATTGGATATTGATTTCAGTCCCTATAATAACAGGTCCAACAACAACAAATTCTTTGATAACAGTTATAAATTCAGGGCTTGGCGTATCTGTGCCCGTAATCTCTGTGAATACACTTTCTGACCCTGCGCGTATCTTTTGGATTTTATCAGTTCCGTTAACAGCAAGAACCAAAGTACCAAACTGTGTGAATTTCCATTGATTGAAAAAAGGAACGTTATAAGTCTTAGCACCTACATTATCCCAAGACGTGCCATTTAACGTATAAAGTGTTGTGCTATCGCCCGCGTAATTAAAACTTGAACCATCAACTTGTTTAAAAGATGCGGCTCCCTTACAAGCACTGGTCAGGGCATCAGAAACCACCTTGCCACCTTGAAAGGGTCCATAACCACCGGGCATAGGAACAACGTTTAAAGCCACAGTCGCGCCGGGGTTTAATAAATTAGGTCTGTCAGGTCGCCACGGTCCAAAAGGTATCATCTAAGGTTCCCCAATGTTGGATTTTGCCCTACCCGTTTTTTCTGACCAGCTAACTTCTGACGTAAATCTTGACCGCCCATTTCCTCAATCCACTCATCAACAATGTTTTTAAACTGTTGAGCGTCCACATCATCCCTCAAGAACTTTTGAGCAACGGTTAGTGTGCCAGCTAAATAAACATCTGGGTATTCTGTGATTAAATAATTAGTAGGTGATCCGTCTGTTAAATCATCAAGCTTTCGATAGTATGTAACCGTTAAAGTTTCGCCCTTAATACTAGGGTTAAACCTGAAATTACCTGCTTCTATGCTAAAGAACACACCATTCCCTGTTAGGTCTCCGTGTCTCGTCATTTGAGCAGGGCTAATCAATGTTAAGGGTATCTTAGGGCTTCCAGCTACAAAAGCTTCTCTGAGGCCGTTAAATCCAGTAGGCAGCGCATCGAACTCACTAGAGGGAACAGAGTCCACAGTCACTTCGTTATCTAATTTAGCAAGAACACGACGAAAACGGCTTTCAGCTAACTGTATCCAACCCTTAACAGTATCATCAGTTTCGGCTGAATTATTAATCCAAGACTTAACTTCTGTAATTAATGTTGGTAAATCAGTAATCTGGGCCATTAGAAAATAATCTCACTTGTTCTTAAATACATGTACTCATTTGAATTAAGTTTAGCTTTTAGTTTCTTTTGAACATCAGGATCATGCGTATGTGTGCAATCCCAACCTTCTTCAATCAACCATTTTACTTGAACGATAGCGGGTATACTAGCAACGGGGTTAGCATACTCACTTTTCATTCTTTTGCCGTTAGCGATAGCAAGTGCCCTATTAACCGCTAAATGGCCTTCAATGTTTTGCTTCTTGGTAATGGTGGTTGTCTCGCCATCAACAGTCATATAAGTCCTAATGCCTCTGCTTTGTCTTATGAGGCGTGTTTCACTCACTTACATTGACCTTTTTCAATAAGCATTTCAGCAACATTTGCGGGAACTTCTGCACTATCGCCTTTGACCCAGTTATCGTTTCTTGGATCACGTTCACAGCGTAAAACAACACCGTTGCCCAAATGAACGTTTGAACAAATACAAGTAACCATAACCATTACCGGTGCTTCTTTAACTTCTTCTTTTTTCTTTGGCTCTTTTGCCATGATAGTATCCTTTGTTTTGGAGGGAGAATGAGGCGGCTATTAAACCGCCCCAAGATTATTTATGCAGCTTGAACATCAGCTACAACAAAGTGTGCAGCTTCATTTTTAACTTCTAGTGTGTACTCTTCATTCATCAAACGACGCTCTGAATCGCCAATCTTCGCAAGCTCCATTGAAGCCATCGGGCGAAGAATAGATTTAGCAACCATTGATGTATCAACACCGATCACATCGCGGCCAGTTGTGCCGTAAGGATGAGGAATTGCAGTCAATGTACCAAAATCACCTACATATACATCAGCAGCGCCGATAATAGATGATTGAGCATTTGCATCAATAGTGGTGTTCACACGAGTTGCAGAAATACCACCAAAGCCTGAGAAGGTTTGTTTTAACGCGCCATCCATATAAAGCTGTGTTGGTTTACCACCATTACTAAAGGCTGACTGTTGTGCGGCCTTCAATAATGTTTCAGTGAAGTTACGTAATGTACCGTTTGTTGCAGCGCTTACCACACCTGAACTAAAGCCACCATCTGAACCACCTACACCACGTTCCGTATTAGTTTCTAGCCAAGCTAGCATACCAGCGGATTGGCGAGCAGTAGTTGCATCACCAGCGATAGAAGGTTTATTAGAAAGCATTTGCTTCTCAATATCACGAGCAAGCTCTGTGCCTTTGGTTACAAGTTGGAAAGCCATTTCACTTGAACGACCTGCTTGATCGACAGCTTGGTTAGTACCTGACACAGCAGCAGTTTTATCTGAAATCTGTGTGCGGTTACCAACACGTGCTGTCCGAGTAGCAGCGTCAATTGTGGACTCATCACCCTCTAACACAGCGTTAGTGTCAATAGCACTTGCTAAAGCGTGAGTTTGCCATTCATGGTTAGTTTGCGTGGCACTAGTTGTACCAATGTTTGAAGTGAAAGGGGTATCTTCTGCGGCTACAAGATAAATCTTATCAGCCAAATCTTCCCTGATGCCAATTGTGGCAAAAGTTAAGTTAGTGTTTGTTTCGACAGCCATTGTATTAGCCTCTAATTAATCCCAAACAATTTACTAGCGTTTTCTTTTGTTGGGTTTTTCTTATAATTAGCAGCAGCGTCATTAAGGTTCTTTTTCACAGGTTTAGAAGGATTAGAGTTACCACCTTTTAATGATTTAGGCTTCGGTGTATTACCGCCAGCTTTTTGTTTAGCTATCGCGGCATCGTACTTCCTAGCCTTATCCATCATTAACATCTGACTTGCCGGAGTATTTGGAAAGACTTTACCAATCTCTTCAATAGTAATCCCCATAGCCTTTGCACCGTACTTAGCTAACTCATTCCGGTACTTTTGGCCCTTTTCAGGATCAACAAACTCAGGCAGTATATCTTTATATGTTGTCAATTCGTTTCTGGCCCATTCATCTTGGGCCTTAACATCGTCGGCTAACAACTCATCACGGACTTTATCCGCTTGTTCCCTACCCTTAACATACTTGTTATTAGCTGTATGGTAAGCGTCTGGATCGTACGCCTCAGATTCTTGATCTAACATATCGATAGGTGGTTTCTTTGGTCCGTAAACCTCGAAACGTTCCAGAAAATCTGCTTTCTGCTGGTTAACAGATTCACGATCAGCTTTTAAAGCTTTACGTTCGTCTGCGTTCTGGTCTTGACTTTGCCGAATGTTTAAATCTCTATCACGTTCCCGATTAGCGATACGTTGCTGTACTTCGGGTGGGAGTGTTGAGAAATGTTCTGCGTCGTCTTTCGACCATGAGCTAGGCGCATCAATTGCGGGACTGTCATCCGTTTCTATCACCTCACCGCTATCATCAGATAAATCTAAGTCTTCGGTGTTTTCCTCTACTGCTACTGGTGCAGCTTCGGGAGTTTGATCATCATCAGTTGCGGCTGTCATCTCTTCTGTTAGTTGAGAAACAGCGTCCTGTGCTGTCAGTGTATCCATTGTATCTCCTTAAGGTCTAAACGCTCGCTGTAATAAAGTAGGTTTCTTTCCAACATTCTGGATTTCGTCTATCTTATTATTAGCATGTTTTGCCTCATGTTTATTCAATGTGAGGTATTCTACTACCATATCAGAGATTTGTAAAGCCTGACATAGGTTCCGAATTTCTAGGTCTGTTTTTGTTTTAGGCTCAGCTAGTTTTTTCATTATACCAGCTTTAAATTCCTCGACCCTTTCAGTAACTATGGGTAACTCCCTATTAGCTTCTCTGCCTTTGTCTAATATTTCTTGTACGTTATCCAGCAACATCGCCTCCTACACTTACAGTTCTAGTTACATCAAGCGATAAATCTTCCAACCCTCTAGCAGCATCAATACCCATCTGAGTACCAGTGGTTTCAGCTTTTAAATCTAAAGTATCTTCTGCTAATTGTTTTTTAAGAATTAAAGCAGCTTCTTTTAATAATATTTCAGCATCTTGACCTTTATTCTTTAGTTGTAACTCTTGAACAATCTGGAATATCTTAACTTGACGATCCAAGTCATTATCACTTTGCGTAATCTGCGCATTCATTAAGTTCTTCTCACGCTCGATTTGGTTCTTCTCTGCGTCATTAGCAGCATCAGCTTGGATTTTAACGATAGCAGGGTCTTGTGGCGCGTCTTCATTAGCAGCGGCTTCTGCTCTTTCAGCCTGTTGTTTATCATCAATCTCATTAAAGAAAGCATCAGAATCTTTAAAGCCCATCAAAGAAATAATCCTGTCCATAGTATGCCTGATTTGGGAAAGCGTCACCATTCCTCCCGGGACATCTACATTACCTTGAAGCGCATAAGCTTCTTTCTGTTGAACTAAGATATTGCCAAGTTGTGTTATTTGTTCTGCTTTCGTGCCAGTGCCTAAACCCACATTAACAGTCATGTCTGATCTAGTTTTCCATTCCCTTGGGTTAATCTGGACAAACTTACCATTCAATCTAAATGCGCGTTTTTTATTACCTGAGTGAGCTTGTGCGGCATGGTGAATGTTAATCATTACATCTTTCATGCCTGTCTCAGCAAAGATACGTGCGATTAATTTAATAGCTTTCAGTGCGTCTGCGCGTTGCCCGGCAAACTCTGTGGCCGTCACATCTTTACTAATAGCGTTAGGGTCCATATCCTGACCACTACGCTGTATGCCTGTTCTTTCTTCGCGCACCTTATCGAAGTAGCCAATCAATCCAATCATATCACCCGCGATAATTTCGTTAGGTGCATACGTTAAAGCAGTCCTTACATCACCCTTAACTAAAATGGTTGCGGTAGGGCTGTTGGTCATAAGATCATCAAGTGTACTATCCATAAGCTGGCCAGAGTTAACAATTGGCCTCATGTTATTTAAGGCAGCGGCGTTATCAATAGCAGCACGAGTAAAGAATGTTGTAATCCTTTGTAAGTCCATGACTTGGTCAATTAAGGAAATGCCATACAGTTGATGAGGCTCAAGGATTGGTGTTAGTGTAGAAATAGGAACGCGGGAGAGACGGGTTTTAAACAATAATATACTGTCATCATTCCCTGTCATTACCTGCCATAGTTCAGCGCGGCCATTGCCCCTAGCATCCATACGTATATAGTTATTAGCAATATCAACTTTTTGCATTGATCTATTGGTAGAGCTATCTCTAATATCATCTTGGTCAAGCGTGTCTCTAGCAATCTCTTCTTCATTATCTTGCTCATCAACCCTGCGTAATCTTTCGACCTTCTCCGCGCTAATCCCCATCTCAAGCAAATCTGATCGTGTGGTTGTTTTAGGATTATGCCTAACTAAAGCAGTTTTTTGTAGGTCTATAGTATCACGGCTTACAGCAACTTCCTCAGGAGGCAACGCTTGGACAACTACCTTGGATGTATCTTTGGTTCTCTTGGCAATAACTGTGTGTGTTTTAACTATGACATCCGGCAATCCCTCACCTAGCTCTACAGTCTTGGTTTCTGTCTCAATATCAATGACTTCAAGGTCTTCATCAGCCTCAAGAATTGCTAAGTCTTCATTTGACTGTTCAAAATAATGTTCTTCTGTGTCTTCTTCGCTATCAACCCAAGAAGCCATCATAAAGCCGTTCTTAACCATCAACGCATCTTTGAAATATGTGTATGTGTTGATAAACCCTGGATTATCTACGTTGTAAATATAATTAACCACATCAGTTTCTTGACGTGCCTTATCTACGTCTTCTTCGCTTTCAGGGCGGAACTCCATAATGTCTTCTGTTGATTCAAATATCTCAATAATATCTGGAAGGGCTGATTCAACAACTAAGAAAGCATCCCTTGTCGTAATAGCAGACCAACCCGGCTCATTAGGCATATCATCCATTTCACCATGATAATAATCAATAGACTTAGCTCTTTCTTTGCCTAATTGACTATCACTGTCAGAGGTTCCAATTGTGTTCGCTGCCTCCGCCCGTACTAAACTTAAAATCTCACTGTCTGATATTGTTGTCATGGAATACACACCGTTCTTTGTCTCGTTGGTCGAATAATTTTTGGTTTACTCATTACTTTGTGGGCGACTGCCATTAATCCAAAAGCATCCGCACCATGGCTTGACCAATCGTGGTTCGGCCCTAATCCTATGTCTCGCGCTTCATCTTTCTTCTCATGATACCATCCTAAAGCATCCCGACCAGCCTCAGTCGTCTCTGCGTTAAACCATATTTGAGGGAATACACGCCTAACAGCATCAACTCTTGCCATTGCCGCGCCTGCCCCTTGGTTTGGTATTGTCTCAACTTTAAATCCAGCATCTTTCAATGCGCTTTCATAGGTAACGTTGTACACCATATCATGTTTTTTACCGTCATGGGGTAAAACTTGTAACGCATCACTATAGCCGTTTTCTCTCAACCATGCAATATGTACACCTAGTTCTTGCCCAATTGCCTCGTAGTAATCTAAAACCCTAATCTCTTTACCAATGAACTGAGCAATCCAAATAGCACACGCATCAGCCTTATTACCCGTTCCGCCTATATCCCAAAAAGCTCTTATCGTCATTAAAGGATCAGCAGCAACACGCCCTATTCTATTCTCTGCTTTTGCCTTCGTCATACTAGCAGCAAAATAAGCACCTGAATTAACTGTAGCATAGCCACCTTCCCAAACATGATCGTATTCATCTGGGTAAAACTCTAGGTCATGGAGCCTTTCAGCTTCTAATACATCAGGGAAGAACGGATTGTCTGACCAGTTTGACTCAACCACAATGCTATTCTTTGGCGCGTTAGGTCCTCTTAGGAACTCATCAATGGGATCAATCCTACGTCTTGGGTTCCAGCTGGCCCAAATCTCTGACCCTTCTTTACGAATAGTCGGACGTAATAATGATAATGATCTTTTAGATAAAGTTTGAGCTTCTTCAATCCATGCTCTGTCAAATCCCTCTAGTGACTTAATACTTTCCGCTGAGTGGTCAGCCATACCATTAAATAAAATAACCCCGTCGCCTGGGGTTTGTATTCTATCATGAAATATCCTAAAGCCCGGTGACCCAAAAGATTGTATCTTATCTTCGATTAATCTCTTAGCACTGTCTTTTAATGATTTCTGGATTTCCCTAATGCAGACCGACCTTTGACCTTTGTTTAGAATACTGTCCTCAACCATCGCACTAGCGAAGTGGTGAGACTTAGCCGATCCCCTACCCCCATGAGCTCCTTTATACCTAGCTGGTTGTAGTAACGGTAAAAATACACGAGGTGTTTCTATATTAAGCGTGACCATTATTTTCCTTTAGGATCAACAATAGTTCGTGTGATTGTCTCAATTTGAACAGGACCATCGTCTACACCAGTGTGTTCATTTTTAGAATGGTCTCTTAACCCTAAATCTCTTGCTATAATGTTAGAGTTTAACAAGTCAGCACTCGCTCCTTCGAACTTCTGAGTGCGTACAATTTCATTGATTCTCTTTACGACCTCCGAAAAATCTTTTCTATCTCTGTAGTCATAAAACGTCTGTAACCCTATATCTAAGAATATAACAAGCCCTTCAATAGTCATAGCTCTCATCTTAGGGAGCGTCATTATCTTAGGCTCACCTTTGGATTGGACTACCTTACTTTCATATAATGGGTTTTCTTCTACCCAAGTGAAGTATTCAAGAGCAGCACTCAATAACTCTTCAGGATCGGCAAAGATAGGCTTCCTACCATGTGAGCTTCTTAATTCCCAAAACTTGTTGTTCTTAGGTGCTGCCATTATTAATGCCTCATGCTTGGAATATTATATAATTCTACTAGCTCTTGTCCGCATTTTACAGTTGGACACGGTTTAGCATTACTTAATTCCATCTTCTTATGTGAGTATATATATTCAATGCCCCAATCATGAATATAAGCCCCGTCGAATTTGTAAGATTGTGAGACAGAGCATTTTTTGTATTTTCTTTTAAGTTTGATCATTATATAGCTCCAATTAATACAATAGCAGCAATAGATGCCCCTATATAACTAGCAATCATTACAAGAGCAAATATCGCTATTTCACGTCTAATTTTGTTTAGTGTACTAGATGTCATTCTATGTACTTTACCGCAACCCATTATCCTACCCTCTCATCCTTACAGTAGCACGACCCAACCAAGGAACAAATAGTTTTAACTGGTCTAATTTTTCGCGCCTATCTTTTACTTCAATATGATGTTTTATTACACTATCGACAAAGGGCGTTTGAGTGGAGAAATGAATTGTTTTGTGTAACCGTAGCCCAAACAAATAAAGATAGACAAAGAATAGCTCACCCTTTTCCCAAATTACTGTAAAGTTTATTGGTGTATATCCTTCGTTTATTCCTATGTTTAAATAGTCATCGCGAGTAATGAGCCAAAACCTATTATGTTTAATTTCCATGTACCACCTGTTTACATATGTCTTTGATTAATAGTTCTGTTTGCATGAGTTTTATTCTCTTGGTGATTTCATCTAGTTGTTTCATTGTGTGGGTAATTACATTCTCACCATAGACAGTGCTTTCAATTTCTAGGTCAGCGTATTCCATCAATCCATCCCCTAAATCCTGCTAATGATATTCCTATAATAAAATACCAAAATATAAACTTTCCTAATACTATGTAAAATTCTACCATGTGGGTAAACCGGGCAGCGAACCACCCGGCCCTGTCTTATGCGTTTGTTAAGGCACTACTCATTACGTAACGTCCGTTGGGAAGCTTCACCCCTAAGAATGCTACTTCTGTTCCTGTATCTAGCCAATCAAGGTCTAGAATGCCTGTTGCTTCGGTTGTGCAGTAAAAAGCTTTCTTTGCTACATTGATTAAAATAGCACCGTCACCTGCGGCTCCTAATGTAATCCCTGTTGATCCACCAGTAACCACGTATGCTAGTCTTGCAGCATCTAAAAACATGTGTACTTCAATTTCTTCAACTTCGGTAATTGCTACACCTTCTGAATCTAACAGTGTTACTACAATGTCTCGTGTGTTTGCTGTGGTTGCGCCCTCTGCGCTTACTGTGATTGATGCGTCTACAGCGGCGCGGGTAATATCAATCCCTCGTGAGACAAGTTTATTAGTTTTATTATCTTGTCCTAGTACTTGTCCAATTATTGATCGTGTCATTTTAGTATCCTTTTGCTTATTGCTTATTGCTGGGCAGGTTTGCCAAGACGAATGTTAGCATAGCTTGGGTTATTTGTCATTATTTACCATATCACCTATTCAGATGACAGTAAGTATAATCATAACAATATCCTATTTTAAACTCAAGGTTCGTACTTTACCACCAGTCCCCGCGTCAAGTTTCTTGGCAAGGGCAACGGCTTCTTTCGATGTCTTCCCGCAATACATGGCTGCAATAGCAAACTGACAACCAGAACCAATAGCACAAATCTTAGCAGTAGGAATACGAATTAACTTTTCACCTATCCAATGGACCTTATTACCACACACGATCAAAGCTTCAAAATCTTTATCTAGATCAGGCTTCTTCTCCGGCTCACCGTCCTTAATCCAATTGAAAAACATTAAAACACTCTGGAAATCACCAGCACCACCACAAAGCTTATCCCCAATTCTTTTAATCTTGTAACAACCATTCTCTAAATAAGCCCCTGTTATTTGACTATCTGCTGATAAAGTTTTTCCGTCGAATGCTATTGTTGTCATTATTTTCTCCTTTCACCCCGTACATTTCTTCTATCAGTAAGCCACTTGTTTTAATACCTAACCCATTAGCAACACCAATCCAATAATAGGCCGAAGGTTTTTGTTGAACGTATTCATCTTTAGCATCCAACCTAACCCCAAAAAGCGCAATCTCATCAACTTCCTCATAAATCGCTTGTGCTAACATGTAACTAATCGTGGACCCAAAACTCTTATGATACTTTTTTGTTATTTCTTTTACCGGTATTAAATTGGCTTTTGGGTATATGTCTGCCAAATGTTCCGGCGCGTAAAATGGCACCCACGGATCGTTAATAAAATCTTTCGCGCTGTTTTTAGTTGGTGGTTGTTCGTGACATTCAAAAGCCCTATCGTATCTCATGAAGTGACCAATGTATAAAGCTATTACCCATACCTCAAAGTCTTCTGGTATTTCTTCCGTGAAAGGAGACATACCCACTATGGCTATTTTCATCCACCACAACCTTCTAGTTGTTTAGTATAAACTTCATGTTGATATTTTGTTTCTGCTTTTATGACACCAGCGGGGTATTGACCACCTTCTGGGTATTCTTTTATGCCGTACATTGTTAAAGCTAGGCAAGTTATAAACTTACTGCCTTCCCATACATCAGCCAACATTCTACCGTTATTAACTCCTTCTCGGTAATCTCTTACTATAATTTCAGTCATAAGCAGTACTCCTAGCCCCTGTGTTAGCCCCTATAACCGTTGGGGCCGTGATTTCCTGAACTAACAACTCGCCACATGTACATTCCTGGGTTTTTCTCTCTGAGATACTTACGCGCCGTTCCGAAGGTTTCCGGCAAGTTGGGCATTTGTAAGCATAAATAGGCATCCTGTCCCCCATAGAAAAAGGCCGCTATTAAACGACCTCATTAGTTTAGCACTACGTATGCAGTTATACAATTACTTTTTCTTGCCACGTCTCTTTTTCTGTGTCTTACGCAGTCTGTTTTTTCTTTTTTCTTTTGGTGTGTGTTTGGGCATTATTTTCTCCTTAAGTTATGCCAATATTGAAAGTCTTGTTAATTGTTAAAACTAAATCCCACATATCAACAGAAGTATCAGGCGTTATAAATATGTCAAGACCGCTTTCAAAAGTGAAGGCCGTCGCAGGAACTAAAAAGGTAAAAGACATTGGTTGCATTGAAGCGGGCGGAAATAGAAAGGCCCTAACATCCTCATAAATAGTGACACCACCCGATTCTATTGAAAATAACATAGAATGACCAACTCCTGCGGGAACATCTGTCTTGAACGAAACTTGACCTATGTAAAAATCATCCACTTGAATAGGAAACAAAGTGCCAAATACGGGGCCTTTATTTGAAAGAGATAATGCGCCAACTTCTATTACTACGGGGCCTGTAAAGATAAACTGGGTCTTAACAGCTACAGTAAGCTTATTGGAAACCGTAAAAACAGTGTCTTCTAAGGTGGTCCACCCGCTTTGATCGTTTACCCATCCGGTTGCTAAGGTCATGCGCCTGTACTCGATAAAGTGATTTGAACCTCGTCAACACCAGTAACACCCGTAGGTTCATACTTCAACTCATCACCAATGGCTGAATATGTTATTACGTTAATAGGTGCTGTTGCGTCTATATCCTCTCCTAATTGAATAAGTTCAAATGTGCTTGATCCTTGAGGCTTCACAGAAATTGAAAAAGTCCCGGCATTAGGTGTTGTTGGGACATCTGAATTTAGAAATATAATCCCTATTTGTGTGTGAGGTGTCGTTTCATTCAGACCATCAATATCGAATGTTCCTGAGGCGGTGGCGTCTATTGTTCTTGAAATTCTTGGCATATAACTCTCCTGTTACGGAAAGCCAAAAGCGTCAACTTGAGGGTATGGGGGAAACCAGATTCAAGTCTTAGCTTCTGGTTCCCATAGATTTAATATATAGCATATTTACTTTAGCGCAATTGATTGTGACATATTTAACAAATAATTCATAAACGTGTTGTTTTTAGGTAACTACTATACGCCCTCGTTTTCAAAGTCGTATTTGATGAACCCGCCAGTTTTATAAAAAATAGTGGTGTTCGTCTTTAATCTTTTGTGCATATTGTGATGTTCATTGACCTCATCTGCCTTTAAGTCTCTACGACATTCAAAACAATACGCCTTATTTTTCTTTCCCATCTTCTTCCTCCAATGCTTTGTCTAATTTTTGATGGAATATCATTAAAGCGTTCTTAACACCCATCCTATATGAATTTATTTCTCCTTCGTCATCAATGAAATAGCATGCCTTGCGCGTATCATTAAACCCCTTAAAACATTCGTCTATGTTTTGTTCTACTAATTCCAGACCATTGCCTCTCATGGCTTCTATAGCTGCTCTGGCTAATAAGTTTAGGTCTAGTGTTCCGCCTGTTGCGTGCCAATTGTCGGCGCTACCATGTAAAGGCTTAGCGTCCCGTTGTTCACCCATATTTTTCTTTATAGCTCGTGCTACTTTGTCTATCATGTTCATGTCTCTATTCCTTCCCTTAAGCATCCAACATAATATGAACGCAATTTTCTCTCTTTTCGCATTTGTTTCTTTCAGGCATTCCCGCTAAAGCTTTATCACCCTCTTTGCGAATTCCCCAGCCTCCCGAAGTCCCGCATGGGTTTTGTTGCTCAGCATATGCCTCGACTTGAAAATCATTCCACCCCTCTGGTACGCACACTTGCATATCAAGAAAGCCTCTTCGTGTTATTTCTGGTTTGTCGGTCATGTCTTATCCTCCTCAATTTTCTTGAATGCCCTACTGAATACATCAGCCGCAATAACTGCTATCATTAATCTGTATGATTTCTCTTGTGCGGTCATGTCTTAGTCCTTTCTATGGGTGTTTAATTTTTTTAGCTAAATCGTTTGCTTTTTTACACAAAGAAACCAAGACAGTAATTTTAGCCCACCGCTCAAGGTGACCTTTTTGGCTCTCAATAGCTTTGATTAATATTTCAAATGCGTCGTTGTATGTCGGGTCATAGTACCGATGCCTTAAAACTCCAGTGACATAGTTCTCTTTTGCTTCCAACTCTTTATGATCTTTAGCGCCGTGAATTCCATGTAAAGCGTTTCGAAAGTCTATTTCTATTTTGTTATCACTCATGTCTCTCTCCTATGTTAATTAAACGGGCAAATTCCAGCCCTCATTAGCTTTTCTTCTAAACTTATACACTTACCGCGCAATCTTGAATTGTCAGCCTGTAAGGTCTTTAAAATCTCAATCAATTTATTGGGCCTTATCTCTTTTTGAGTATATGGTTTTACTATTGTTATGGTTCGGGACATATTAGGCAAGAAATCAATCAAGCCTTGTTTCTTCAAAGCACTAACTAATCTATGCACACCAGACTTAGAGTGCAAACCCATTGCGTTCTTCATTTCTTCAAAGCTCGGACAAATACCTGTTGCCTCAATCTCAAATGAAAGATAATCAAATAACTGTTTTTGCTTTGGCGTCATTGTTCCCCCTCCATCATTGATTTAGCTGTTCCCCAACCATGTTCCCATGCATCCCATTCATCGCTTTCTTCAACATGTGGGTTTGGTCCTTCACCGCCATCAACGCAGTGTTTATACCCATCTGCATGGGCTTCTATTTCAGCAACAGTGTATTTACTGCGCCATTCTGTAATAGTTTTGGTATGTGATGTCATTATTCTATCCTTTTATAATTTATCTTTTAAAACTTTAAAGCACTTGTCTTCCTTATGAAAAACAACCATGCAATAACTACCAAAATTCTGCACCGTCCAAACAACTGTTTCGCCACCAGATACAAAAGGGTTCATAATACAAGGGTTAGGAACAACTTCTGATACAGGACCGACACAATCAAATTTTAGTGCTAGCTCTTTAATTCTGTGGAGGCTCATGTCACTCATGTTCTCGTCCTTAGTTATAGTTGTTTATATGTTTATTCGTCCGTTGTGAAAATCATATTAAATTTTGGTTGTTTCGGCATTGTCATCCAACCCTCAACTTCCCCTTCATCGATTGTCCAATACAGCTTTTCATCACTAGCCTCAAGATAGACCAATTCACCGGGCGCTGACCTATGCGCAATCTTAATGTTACCTGTTTCTTTTTTTGATGGCACAAATACTAAGAAGTCTAATCCTATAGGGGAATCTTCTATTGTGTCCATTCTATTAAACTCACTCATTCTCTTATCCTTCTAGTTAAATTGACACACCCGTTATATATCGTTTAATTAACCATAGACCTTGCGATATTACGTAAGGCAGCTTTATTTGCAGGTGAACCAATTTCGTTGTAGGCTTTGGTCAATTCTAGCAAACCGCGATCCCGACCATCTTTATTAGTCGCACCAGTGTCTTTAAAGAAGTCACTCACAGGAACTTCCAATAGTCTAGAAAGATAATACATTACGCTGCCAGATATACGGTTAAACCCTGTCTCATATTTCTGTATTTGCTGGTATGATTTATCAAGGTGATCGGCAACGTCCTGTAAGGATAACCCGGCAACCTGTCTCATAGCTTTTAAGTTCTGGCCTATTCTTTTATCTATTTTTTGAAATTTATTCATTTTACACTTCCTGTTGAATTAACTTGAAACTCGTTGATTTTACCAATGATAAACTTTAATTGCTCTGGATCGGCTATATATTGCCTAAGTTCGTTTGTGGCCTTCTGAGATATAAATTGATTTAAAATGTTATTAGCTTCCTCAGAGCCTTCTTCTTTTAGTGTACGCCGTAATTTATTAAAGTATCTTTCCATAAACTGAAAAGGTTTATCCATAAAATGGTTCATGTAACCACTGTGCATATCTTCTTCCATGATTGCTTTGGTTAATTCATCAAAAGCAGCGCAAACTTTAGGCTTTGTTGCGTGGGTTAGAACTGCATCCCCAAGGTTTTTATCTAAATACTTTTTAATTACCTTCTCAGCGGTTTTTGATAACCCTTCTTTTATGCCTTGTTTTTTAGCTGCGTCAATTTCACTGGTTATAATCTTTCTTATGTACCATCTAATCATCTTAATCCCTTTCTATAAGTTGTTATTAATTAATGTTATACTATTTATATTATATATACAAGCCTAAAGTGTCCTGCTTTTTTAGGAGCTAGGTAACAAGACATAACTTTGCTTAAGCATAAACAAAGATACGTCCTGCTTCTTCAGTTAGTGAGGTGAACGGGATACATAAATACATTAGTGCAACCTGTTAAAGGTAGGGGAGGTTCCGTGGTCTCCCTTTACGCACTGCTAGAAACGCTGACTACCACACTTGCCAATGTATCGACTTATGTGGTTTTGGTCTGTAGGTTGCAGTCACCGCAGAGCCTACTCTTGTGTCATAGTGACACTTTCTTTTGCTAAGGTATCCGTAAGAGGCTTACAATGGCAGCTACGGGCCTTCCTGTTATACAGGGTGAGCTATGAACCACACGCAAAAAACCCATGCACCCAGAGGGAGAAGGTTTAATAACGTATTTGTGGGGTAATTATTGGTGGTTTTTGGCTCAATCGTACCACCGAACGAATTTGTATATGTAAGATCAATCCTTTTCGACCCCCTTACATCTGAGCCTATCCTCCCTGAGAAGTAATAAGTTTTGGAATAGAGAGAATTGATTGTAAACCATTTACCGCAAACAATCTTCGTGTTCACCCACAGGCCACGGCGAAATGACCCTCTCTCCATACCGAAACCTATCCGGTAATATAGTTCTGTTATGTTATCATGTTTATTCATAAGCTGCCAAGCGTTGAAGGTTTATGTAAAGCCAAGCGGTAGAATGTGGTCGGAGTCATAAACTCCTAGCTTGGCAGTAAGGAAGACATCGAAACGTCGCCCCGACCACGCAACCAATATAATCCTATCGCCCTTGCAAGTCAAATATTATTTTCTGTGCCTATCGAAAATCTCGTCAGCGTCTTCCATAGGAGCCGTAAGGCCACAACGTTTACACTCACACCCGTCATCGGTTTCGACCCAGTAATGGAGCTTGCTAGGACCTTTATCACCTTTGCATTCGAAACAATACTTACTCTTCATTTGTTTATTCCTTCATCTTCTGGAAGACCGTCTTCAATATTTGCTCTACGCATAAATTTGTTGCCAAGTTCGCGGCCATGTTTCGCATCAAAATCCCACATCCAAACCCGTGCGCTTGATCTTTCCGCTTGGTTTCTTGACGCTGTATTGTTAAGGAATTTTTTAAACTCTTTATAAAGAACTTCTGCCTCTGCAATTACTAAGGCATCTTGTGGTTCTTTCAGTTTTAGCTTCGCGCTCATAACTCATTCCTCCAATAGTTCATGTTTTGGTTTGCATAAGCAATAACCTTCTATCGCCGCAAGGGCGTTCTCATCTGAGATTTCCTTCATTTCCAAATGATTATTACAGCCAATCACAACAGTCAAATTATCACCTGTAATTGGATTTTTTAGCAATATGGCTGGTTCATTAATAAAGCCAATCACGGCGTAATATCCATCTGTGGCCTCATAACGCTTGCCAATATAATGTTCGGGTTTCTTTCTCATAACTCATCCTTATTTCTGTTAATTATACCATTCAATGTAATTTCAGCACCATAGGCAGAAATCTTTAAATCAAGTTCTTCATGCCTTATAATATCCGTAAGATATGGAATTGTGCTTTTAACTTCTTCTTGCAACTTTTCAATTTCAGCAACTAAATCTTCAACCAACCCAACACCGAATACACCACCAGCCTCATTAACAAATTGAATAGCGGTTTCTGCTCTTTCTAATAATGGTGTTTTACCCATTTCCTAATCCTTTATATAATGTTCTAATTTTTTATTCTCTGCCAAACTATATGGCCCTTTAGGTTTATCTAATATATCCTGATACTCGCTCTTTATTGGTTTCCGCCCACAATCAGCTATAAATAATCTTAAAGTATACCCAGCGCCCTGTTTTAAGGCTTCTTGACCCCATGAAGTGCTGAATATCTCCTCATCAGTCATACCTTGGTGACTTGGAGGGGCTTTATCTTCTGTCTCATCATCCCAACACCCAGCATTTAACCAGCTAGAGGGATGCTTAACCTTTGTTTTATCCGTATTATAAACAACCATCATTTCAGGGAGTTGCGCTCTTAAACCATCCATGATAGTCTCATGAGTGACATCCTTTCGGGCTGTCGAGTATGCTTTGAGTGCAGCTTTGGGGGATTTACTTCGCGGGTATAGCTTATAAAATTCCTCAAAGTTGGCGGCTAAATCAGGATCAACAATACCATTCTTACCAGCATTAAACACACTGACGAGCATTTTATTAACACCCTTAGCCTCATCCTCATGCAGTAGCTTACCTGTAAAGTGCATATATAAATCCACCGTCAAGGGAAGGTTGCCTTTAATTATCTTGGGTAGGTTTTTCATAGAGCCCATTCCCAAAACAACCCTATTCCCAAGACGACTATAAGTATTCCAGCAACCGCGCCATATGTTACCATAGCCGATTTTATACCACTATCCATCCATATAGCGACAAACCCAATAGCCATCGCTGTAATCAATGTAGCAATTCCAACATCACTCATAACTAATCCTTTCTATTTAATACTTTTGAGAACTTAATAAGAGCACCAAGGGGGTCGTCATTAAACGTCTTCAATAATTCAACCTTAAAAATCATCAGAGCATCCTCTAGTGTCTTATCAAACGACTTAGCTGTTCTCTTTTTTATTTTAAAAACATCAATCTTAATCCCCAAATCTAGATCACCATTCTTTATTTCTTTATAAATCTTATTATACCCAAATAAAACAGTAGTGTGGTCCCTGTGCATAATTCTACCAACTTGGGGGAGAGAAAGGTCCACCAGTTCGCGCAGAAGAAACATAGTAATCTGCCTAGGTTTGCTTATCCTCTCTCAGCATTTGTTCTTTTGTCACGTTGAAACGCTCAAAAACAAATTCGAAGACTTCTGTTCTATTCATTATGTTTCCTTTATATCTATACCGTGAAAAGCCCTCATCATTTTCTTTTTCAGATTATATTTAATTTTGCAAACTCACCAAACATTTCTTTGGCTGCAATATTATATGCTTTCGCGGCATCTACTTCTGTTTCAAAATATCCAAGTTTGGTTCTTTTACTGTCTTTATTTATATATGCTTCGTAACAATTTCTTGAAGAATAAAACGAAACACCTTTGTAGCCAGTTGTGCAGTTACCCCTAGCGGATGCGTTCATTAAATTCTGTGAGCGTGTACATGACCTTAAATTATCCCATGCGTTATCATCTCGCACACCGTTTCTATGATCAATATCCCTTTGCGGCCAACAGCCTGTCATATATAACCAAATTAGCCTGTGCGCTCTGTAAGGTCGTCCATAAAAATTTATGATTCTATAGCCACTATCATTAACACCACCAGCACGCCTTTTCTTGCGTGGGCCGTTCAACCAAGTTAGTATTCCTGTTCTAGGAGAATAGTGAAAACGTGATAATAAATATTCTTGTGTTATATCCATATTACGTTTCCAATATATCTATATTATAAAAGGCTTTCATTAATTTTTTCTTGAGGTTGTACATGGGTGTTTTAAATCCTTTAACATCATTAATAATAGTTTCACCGTTTTCGGTATATTTAAAGTCTGCCTTGTAGAAACAAATCTTCACGCCGTTGAGAGCAAAGTTAAAACGAGGCTGTAATTCCAGGTCTTTAATCTCACCAGCACGAACAAGGGTTTTTAAATCTCCATATCGAAGAGCTTCTTTCTTGCTGTCAAACTTAATACCATCAACAATTGTTTTTACTGCTTTGTATTTACTCATGTGTTATCTTTCCTGGAACTGTAAAGGTAATTGTTTCAACGTCTTTCATTCTGATTTAAGCTTTCTAATTTCGCTCGCAATTCTTATGCCGAGCGCTATTTCTTTTACGCTTCTACCTTCTGTCATAATCACAGCAACCTTAGCTGCCGCTTCAAGGCTAGCATTTGAGCTTTTATCTACTACGTCATTTATGAAATTACTCATGTGTCTTCCTTTCGTGGTGGTTCTATGATTTCCATTTACCTGAATATGTTCTACTATCAAATTCACGAAGTTCTTTCTTTAAGGCCTTCAAGGTTGACCCATCAACTCTTCTCAAGCGGCCTTTAAGTGTTCTAGCCATCTTATCAGCCATTATATCTACAACCCTCATAGTGGCCTCGGCTTCGTTAATAGCACCTATAAAATCATCATATCTTGACATTATTCTTGTTCCTCTTCTGCTATTCCATCCTGAACCCATTGGCGCACGAAATTGTTTGTGCTTCTATTGTTGGCCTTGGCTGATTTCTTTAAAAACGCCCATTCCTCATCAGTAAGGTATAAGCTTCTTTGTACTAATTTATCGTCTGTCATTTGAAATTCCTTTGTTTAAACATAAGAGAACACTACCACCATATAAATATT